GTCCATTTTATCCATTATACAGTAATGTTCCCAAAATGTCAAGGATTCTTTTACTTTTTCTGCATCTTTTTTATTACCGAAGATGCTATCGTAGTTATCACGATACTTGTCAGTTCCATTAGTCTTGGTCTTGATAGTATCACCTGTTATGTCATTCTTTGTCGCCATTAAACAATCTCCATTGATTGTGCTTCAATCATTAAACTAGACATCTCTTGTTTGATTCGGTTCTTATCAAGGTCGGTCTGTACATTGTCAATATAATCATATACAAGTGTCTCTGTATCGTCAACATTTAATTTGTCAGATACCGCATCACCCATAAACTCTTTGAAGTCTTCTGCAATCTTTAGTTCATGAATTTTCTGTGCTTGTACCTTATCTACAAACTTCTCGAACTCAATAGGGTCACCTTTATTGACCACAATAACCTTTACAAACTTCTCATTAAGATATCTCATATCTTTAAACTTAGCGTTACCCATCTTATCCGCATCATAGTATATCTTCTCATAGATAGTAACAGGGTTACGAACCGCAGTCAACTCTCTTGTTTCAGTATCAAGTATGTGGAAGTGTTTGGGGTCATCACAATCATTCCAAAAGAACTCCATCTGAGAACCTAAGTAATGAATGTTACCGATAGTTGATTTTGCATGGAAGTGTCCTGTAAGAACCATCTCAAATCTTTCGAAATGTTTTGCACTCATACCATGCATACAAGGCATACCACGTGCCATATCAAAACCTTGTAGTTCCAAGTGAGCACCCACAAAGGATGCTTTTGTACTCTTAAGAAACTTAAGTGACTCTTCTTCGTTTTCCTGATTTATCCAAGGGACTAATGCGATATCCAACCCGTCATAGTTTACCACTGTTGGTTCCATAACAAGGTTCACTTCATTCATGTAGTGTCCTTGGAGTTCTTTCAATGCGTTCAATTCATTGGTGTTCTTATAGTACACGTCATGATTGCCAGGAATGATATCCATTGTGATACCATACTCACGCAACTTCTCTAGGAAGATTTTACGATTGTGTCCAAGTGCTTTGAAATTGACTGTCTTACGATTATCATAATAATCACCTAGGTGAAGTATCTGTTTGATATCGTTTTCAAGTAAGTAGGGAAAGAATACGTCTCTGTAGAACTTCTCTTGGTAGTCCATAAAGATGTCAGACGAGTTACGAATACCCGCATGGGTATCATTCAGTATTGCTATTTTCATTTATGTTCCGTCCATAATATAGTTCTATTGTGTGATATAATACCACACACAACAGTTTTTGTCAAGTGTTTTATTCTACAATAAAATTAGTAAGGTCTGAGTCTGCTTTAACAGTACGTCTTCGTCTAGTCTTCTTTTCTTTCTTATAGTACTCTTTGAAGTTAGTATCCGCTTCTCGAACTGTATCAATACGCAATCTAAGAGTATCAATAAATTGTTGTGCAACTAGGTTCGCACCTGCTTCACCACTTTCATCAAGGAAGTTCTCAATACCACTTTGTGCAAGATACTTCATTTTAATATTCTGTTGTTTCTTTTCTTTCTCAATTCTACGTAAGAATGCATACCAAGATATCTGAGTGAAATACGCAAATGCATTTGGTTTACCTGTACGGGTCGCAGATTCAATGTTGTAGTTCTCAATTGCCTTCAGACAATTCTCTACTGCATCCATTACCATCTCTTCACGATAGGTGTACCTAACAAAGTTTGCCTTATGAGATAGACCCTCACATATCTTTAAGAAACACTGAGCAATATAGTCTGTTACAACAGGAAGAGGTTTCTCTTGTTCCCGTGCTTCATTAACGGTTGAGACATACGCAACGACAGCTTCAGAGAACTCTCGGTTATTAACGTAATGTGGTTTATCTTTAGGTTTCATTTTCACTCCATTTATTAACGACTATTATATACCATAAATCAGGGTTTGTCAAGTACTATTTATCCTTGACCTTAGACCACTCGTTGAGAAGTCATGTTGACGATTATTATAGTAGATATCAATACCATTGTCAATACAGTATTGTTTACCTGTAAACTTCTTGTTCTTATACTCCTCACCAATCACTCGTACATTGATAGGATAGACCTTTAATATATCTAATAGGTCTTTCTCGGTGCGGTAAGGGATAATCTCATCAATCAAAGAGATTGCGGAGAGTTGAATGTATCTTTCTACCATAGACTGGATAGGTGCATTCTTCTCTGTACGGTCTAATGATGGGTCTGTTTGTAGTCCCACAATAAGGTAATCACACTGTTGTTTCGCTTCCTTTAACATTGCAATATGACCCGCATGTAGTAAATCGAATGCGGATGCAGTTAGACCCGTTGTAATTTTTTTTAATTTAGTACTTGACATTACCTGTTTTCCATGTTATAATAAGCTATGCTGCGGGAGGGTTGGATACCCACATTAATGTAGCGTCCTTTTAGTGAACATATCAATCACATTATTAGGACTATCAGAATCACCTTCGAGAAATAAGTCTGTAGATTCCAATTCTTCGAGATAAGTTTCTAAGTCTAATTGGGAATCCTTCATCTTTTCTAAAGTTTCACGGGTCATTCTCTGAAGAGAAGAGATATCCTGTTCTTCTGATACACCCTTCAATCTTTCTAAATGAGTTTCGTTCATGTCCTTAACTGCAACACGATATTGTACAAGAAGAGTTTCTACAGGGATTGCGATAGAAACTAGGTGTGATTGCATCAATACGACAAGGTCTTCTTCACCCTCTTGATAAATCATAAAGGGGCGAAAAGAAAAATACTTATCTCCTTGTGAGTTCTCATACATCATAAGTTTCATTGCATTCTTAACAACAATCTCATCGTGTTCATGTGCATTCCATTCTATTACATCTGCAACTATCTCGTCACCGTTTGATAATCTAAATTGTCTTAATGGATGTTTCAAATTATTCTTTTTTGTCATTTTAGATTTACCTCAAATACTTTATAGGGAAACTGTTCTTTACTATATATCTTTATTCTCTCACCACTGTGACGAAGAGTAAAATTCTTATGTGACTTGATATGCATGTCATCTGCAATATCAAATAACTTAGTTACTCCACCATCATCAGAGGTTCTTAGTCCTCGTCCAATTGATTGCAATACCCTAATCTGTGATTTACTAGGACTTGCGAATACAATGTTATTTAGGTTTCTTATATTGATACCTGTTGAGAAGGTTCCCATCGATGCAACAATAATTGCATCCTTTTGTTTCTCTACAATACCTCGTATTTGTTCACGGTCTTGTGCGTCTACTTCTCCCGATACATAAAATATCTTTCTATTCTCATCTGCTTTGTTCTTCATCATATCAAAGAGAATTTTTCCGTGTTTCTCTACGTATTGAAATAGAACAAGTGTATTACCCTTTTGGTCTAATGCAAGATTTGTTATAAACTTATTGCGTTTCTCATGTCCTACAATGTAATCCATTTCTTCTTGGTATGTCTTACCTTGCATCATATGACATATATCATTATGATATCTCAAACATAATACACTGATATCAATCTTTGCAAGTGTACCTTTCTCTTGTAGGTCACGGGTCGCAGTCACTCTTTTAGTAGGCCCGAACAGTCCTTCCAATACGAGTTTATTAGTTTCTGTACCATCTAGAGTACCTGTTGTACCAAACCTATACTCTGCATTCTTTGCCTTATTCATGATACCACTCAAAGACTTTGCTTTAAATAGATGAACCTCATCACCAAAGATACACTTAAAATTATCATACCAATCAGGGGGAAATTTATATACAGATTGCCATGTTGATATGACAACACGTTTCGGTGTGGTCTTGTCTTTACCACTGTAAATACGATGTACATTGTTCTCTACATCAAACCCATATTCATAGAAGTCTTTATATAACTGTTCGACAAGACTTGTAGTAGGAACAAGAATAAGAACATTATCTTCGAAATTATCAAGATACCATCGCATTAAATTATAGATAATAAACGACTTACCACTACCTGTAGGTGATAGTAAGATTGCACGTTTGTTTTCAATACCATGTGCTATTGCATCATACTGATAGTCACGCACGTCAAAGGGTGACTCCACATCCTTTAGAAACTTTACAAGATTGGGGTGTGATACTTTATTCTTTTTTTCGGGGTGACCATACTTGGGGTTATCTTCAATCTGTATGGGATACATTCGGTCTGCACAAAACTTCTTCAGGTGTGCATATAGTCCTACATTCAGTTCACGAGTAATAGAGTTAAATAACCTAATCTTACCATCCCACACACGTTTCTTAAATGCAGGCATAAACTTATGTCCAGGCACAAAGAACGAGAAGTAATCTCGTAACTCCGCATTTTGGTGTGCTTCGCAGTCAATGACCATCATTGAATGGTCTAACATCTTGACTGTTATTTGATTAGGTAAGGACATTAATCACCACGTTGAAATACTTTCCATCGAATCATATTACCGATTGTTTGGTGTCTCCACTTTATATTCTCGACAATCTCTTTGATTGTATCGATAAGTGTCTGTAGATACACGATTTTTTCTTCACTCTGTTGTATATCTATATCAGTATCATACCACAGGTCTTTGTTCTTCTTTAAGAAATTGTCAGGGTTAAGTCCATCAAAGGGGTCTGCTTTCCAACCACGTTCTTTGATATCCTCTTCAGGCATCTTACCCGAATAGTATAACCACTTTTCTTTGAGTAAATGTTTTTGTGCAAACTCTGCCTTCCTAAGACGTAACTTAGTTAAGGATAAGTATTCGAGATACTTCGAGTGTAGTGCGGGGGTAATTCGGGAATCTTCTGCGAGATTTTCCTGAGTTATTTGACTGTCCTCTTTCCATTCAGACAGGACGGTGTCTAATTCAATCATAATATATCCTCATTATATAATGTATTTATCTTTGTCTTAAAGTACTTCCATTCTTGAAAAACTAAATGTCACGTCAAAAGTTATCACGTCAGTACCCGTAGTAGACTGAAATTCAACTGCACCTAAGTCAGTTGGTACACAATCAAGATACCTCAACATAGTTGTTGCATTGTTGTGTGATGAAAGTACTGCTACTGAAATATCACAATAGGTGGGTATTGAAGTCTTACGTTCACTTGCGGATACTTGACCCTCGTTGACTATACGTTCGAGATAAGACAACATCTCTTTATATGCAGTCATACCCTCGTCCATAATAATACGAACTACAAGGGCACCATAACTTATCTTGTCACCCGCAAGAGGTTGTTGTGATACACGTCTGCCTGGCAAACGAACAGGGTTAACATTCACAGACGGGTGTGAAACCGATTGTGCAAAATACTCCAAGTTAGGGTATCGTGTTCTATCAATAAGAACCTTGAACCCCGTAGGTTGAAGGTAGTTAAGATTAGTTGTTAACTCAGCGTCATCAATTTGTACTGTACTATCTACTGGCATATTTGAATTCCTCTATACTATTTATAAGTATTAACACGAGGAGATTCAGGATATTCCAGTTTTTTTATGACAGATTTCCAATACATTATACCCCAATCACATGACGAGGTTTTGCATCGATTTAGAGCCGAGGTTGCCGACTCTATGCGTTTCTGATATACAGCATCATTTGTATTATCCATACTGGAACAACCTCCTTTCCGTATTAGTGATACCTTCTCCATATATGTATCCTTCTGACATAGGTAACTCTTTTACCTTATCTGTTAATCTCTTATGTTTAAAGTACTTTTCTATGGTTGGATACTTCCTGATATCCTGTTCAGATACCATCAACACCTTTGTTCTACTATAGTTCATGAATGCCATGAAGAATGGTGCATCGTATTGATTAAGGAATTTTTCTTTTCTACCTAAGAAGTGTAGGTATCTGTAATATGACGGCCATTCCGCATCCCACGCTGACCATCGTTCAACATCTATTGTTGCACATACCTTTTTGTCTTTTTCTGTAACGATTGATAGGTCTACTCCAAACTTACCATTCATCTTAGGTTTAAACAGTAATCGTTCTTTTGGTAGTTTTGATGATAGGTACTCACGCAAGTTGAGGTCAGTCCGACATAGTTGTATCAATGCTCGTATATCATCATCATCATCAAAACTATTCTTTCGGTCAGAGTATGACCCCCATGCATTCTTATGTGCTTTTGTTACAGTCATTATCTGTACTCCTTAATGTATACCAACCTTGAAGTGTCTCCACCATCATTGTCGAATACACCCTTTAAGTATGCTTCAACGTGTTCACGGTACTCACAAGTGTATGTGTCAACCCCGTGTTCAGATTGGATTCCGATAGTGTAACTCTTTACATCATCGTATTTAGTTTTTGTTTTTTGTTTGAATAAATAAGACATATTTTTCCTTTCGTCTCTCAGTTATATGTCACCATATCATACAGAACAGACTTTGTCAAGAACTATTTTCACTTTTTTTCACTTTTTTGTACCATAAAGTGGTATATGTATACACTTTATTGCACCTAATAAAGTACTTGACAAATATTGCTATATACTATATAATGTCCTATATGAATGGAGAATTACATGAAACTTAATCTACAAGACGCTAGTTATGCCGCAGGAAGGTTTATAGAGTACTTCGATGACTTTGGTCGTATCGATGATTACTTCCGTGCAAGGAAGATAGAACGTGTACGTAATCTACCATCCCCCTTGCCAGGCATGAGTATTGAGGATGACCTATTCCAAGATTTTGATATACACCCCCAAGATATGAATTTCAAAATCGCAACCGTTCCTACCGAACAGTTTGATACCCTATTAGAGAAGACTGCATCATTCTCACCCGATGAGAATCCAGGCAAGACCCATAAGATGGTGGTGTTTGAAACAACTACCAATACTATATGCGGATTCATTCGTTTTGGTTCTCCCCTTATTAATAGTAAACCCCGTAACGACTACCTTGGTGGTGTACCCGATTTAGACATATTTAATAAACGTGCAATCATGGGATTTAACGTTGTACCCGCACAACCGTTTGGGTTCAACTATCTTGGTGGTAAGTTACTTGCGGCAATCTGTTGTTCTCATGCCAGTAGACGTATGTTGAACAAGAAGTACAACACAGAGTTCTGTCTATTCGAGACTACATCTCTATATGGTAATATCAAGGGTGCATCTATGTATGATGGTATGAGACCCTTCCTAAGATATAAAGGTGATACTCAATCTAAGTTCCTATTGACCCTTGGTGATGATATCTATCCTGAGATGAAGAAATGGTTTACTGAGAAGAATGATGGTGAAGAACTGGTACGTAAAGGTGTGTCCTCTCGTAAACTAAAGTTACAGACTAAGATGATTAGTGTGGTCAGGGCATCACTCAAGGAACACAATACCGAAGCATACGAGATGTTCTCTAATAAGATTGCATCTGCTGGTGATGTCACTACACAGAAACGGTTCTATATGGGTGAATATGGATACACCAATGTTAAGGATGTACTGTTGGGTAAGACCGATAAACTAATTAAGGCAGAGAACTTTGATAGGTTTGAACTAGAAAACATTATCACTTGGTGGAAGAAACACGCAACTAAGAGATATGAAAAAATGAAAAGAGAAGGAAGGTTAAGAAATGAACTGGAAGTTTGGAATCAAGATACAATGAATTCTATAGATATTATACGATGAATATTACTATTGCAAGATTGAGGTCTAACGTAAAGTATGAAGGCCCATTAGAAACTGTACTGGATAGTTTTTTTGAGAACTATGTCAAATGGATGAAAGACCATCCTGAGTATAACTACGATACCTATAACTGTTCCTTTGATGGTACACGTCCTAAGAGAACACCCGAAACAATTGAATGGGCAGATGTTATTGTAATACCGAGTGATAGTGAGTTTAGGTATCATGGTGAGTTACAGATGAACCCTAAAGACCTTGCTAAGAGTCAATCACACATTGAGAAGATTGCACCCTACTTCGAGGGTAAGACTGTTATTATGTTTAGAAGTGACAGGGGTGATACCGAAGAACTCTATCGTAATTTCCTACCAAATATCAAGAACTTTATCACTATAGATGAGGTTGACTTCAGTGGTAACATCCACGGTATGAAGTATCATTTTATTCAGAGACTAAAAAATCCTCTTTCAGAAATGTTGTATGAGGGTAAGAGTATTGACTTTGGATATTGGGGTAGAATGAAACACGGTAATGATAGAGAGAAGACCATACGTCAAATCTATCGTTCAGAGTTATCTACTGTTATGATTGGTGGATTCCCGTCAGGTATACAGAGACAGTCCAAGTGGATTAAGGATTGGAACAAACTCCATCCCATGTTAGAACCCGCAAGGGCAACACTCTGTTTCAATTGGTTAGACGAAACAGCGACCACTAGTAGATATCCCGAAGCACTATCAATTGGTATAGTTCCTTTTGTGTGGCAGAATTATGATGTCAACAACACATATAATATAGACCCATGGCAAAGAGTTAATACATCTGAAGAGTTCATAGAGAAAACATTGATGTTGAGAGATGAGAGTTTTAGAGAAGATAAACTTGAAGAGTTTAGAAACAACTACAAAAAGGTTCTACTATCCGAAGATGAATACTTCTTAGAGTTTAGTAAAAGAATGGATGAAGCATTATGAAAATTCTATTACCATTTCAAGACCCATATGATAATCCTTTAGACCATCCAGTAATTAGTGGTGGTACTGAAATGTTTTGTAGGAGTATTGCAGAAAACTTTGATGTAGAAGTATATCAGATTCCATACATAGACCCAAGTGATTCTACACATAAAGATAGAATAAAAACACAACAAGATATTATTAACAAAGCAGAAGATGTAGGTGCAGATGTTATAATTAATAACTTTGCATGGGCATCTTTTTGTGGTGCATTAATGTCTAAATCACATATTCCAATAATGAATGTTGAACATTGTTTTTATCCTATGACTTCTGTACTTTCTAGATGGAACAAACTTATTGATGGTGGTCATTCTATGTTTCTTGTATCAGAGTTTCAACAAAAGTTTTACAAACAAATGGCAGAAAGAACTAACACTAGAGTAGTTGATTATAATTTAATTAATCCTGCTTACTGTAGAACAAAACCAAAAATAGAAGAAATAGAATTTGATTGTGGGACTATTGGTAGATGTGATAAAGAAAAAAACCCATTTAAGTTAAAACACCTTACGAAAAATACTGATTTAAAAACACTTGTTATTAGTAATTACTCAAGTCATCATAAAAATGAAAAATACTTTGAAACAAATAAAAACTGGGATAATACACTTTGGGGATTACCACATAATGAAGTTTTAAAAAACATATCAAAATGTAGAACATTTTTTTCAACATGGAATAAAGAAACATGGGGTATAACTGCAATGGAAGCATTGTCTTGTGGATTACCTGTAATTCTAAATTGTGATAAAGATGGAGACCATGCATCGGAGGTAATTCCTGCCAGTCCACATCACTTTAAAAAGATACCAATGAACGATGGTGATGCACTTATAGATGCAATCAAATCATTTGAGAATATAGACAGACAAGAGATACAGGAAATGACTTGGGAAAAACACAATCTAGAAGGATGGAAATCCCAAATGGAATCTGCAATAGATAAGACCATAGATAATTTTAACCGACCACGAGGATTAGATGTATTTTTCTCTTGACATTTCATGTTAAGTATGTTAATATATAAACATAATGCGGAATTCGTATAATGGCATTACAAAAGGTTACCAATCTTTTGATGGGAGTTCGATTCTCTCATTCCGCTCCAATAAACTCTAACTAAGGAAATATGAAACATTATCAAAACAGAAGACCCCAAAAACCTAAAAGAAAAGTATACCCCAAAGACGTAGGACTAAGTGTTACAGTCAGAGAGGGAAATGTCGAAGCGGCATTAAGAGTACTCAAAAAGAAAGTTAAGAGGGCAGACCTCATTAACGAGATTAAGGACAGACAGTTCTATCAAACTCGTAGTGAGAAAAGAAGAATTGCAAAGAACAAGGCAATTAGGAGAAGACAGAGAAATGAACAGAAAGTTCAGGAAATGATGGAACTCCACAAAAGGTCAATGAATTATATTAAATAGTCCTTACCCCACTTCGGTGGGGTTTTTTTGGCATAAAAAAAGGGACTCCGAAGAGTCCCTAAAAATTGGTTTGGTTAACGATTTATCAGATTCGCCCCAAACTCTCGTTTTTTTACCTTTAACAGATACTTATGTAAGGATATTAGTAACCTTGAAGATTCTGTAGTAAGGGTTAGTCTTAACAGCAGCAAGACCGTTAGATGGTGTAGAACCAACGAATGGGTTTGAAGCCATACCGTAACGAGTTTTGAATCCGATACGTGGTTGGAAGTTATCTTCACCAATTGCTTTTACCATTTGTAATGGTACATATGGGCAATAGAACACACCAGCGTCATAAGGGTTAGTACCTTTATAACCAACTGTTACGTAGTCTGTGCTTGCATATGGGTCGATGTATACTTTAACACGTCCGTTAAGAAGACCAGCAAATGTATTACCAGTGTCATCAACGTTCAAGTTAGTAGACATAGCAGGACTGTAATCCAAAGTACCTGAAGCAGCAAGAGCAGTTGCAACATCTGAAGAACAGATGATTACGTTACCTTTACCACGTCTAGTTTCTTTAGCAATTACGTTTGCTTCTCTATCGATTTGAACTGCAAGTCCTTTAAACTTCTCTGCACTCCAACGACCATCTGCATCAGATGACATGTTGAAAATACCATTAGCAGTAACGTTTGCTTGTTGAGCACCAGTTTTTGCTTGAGAGTTTACAGTACGGATAACTTCACGGTTAATTTCCGCAAGGATTTCTGTACTTAGAATGTTTGCAAGTTCAGTTTCAGCGTCAAGACCATGAATCGCTTTAAGGTCTTGTGCAAGTTCGATAGTGTATTCTGCTTTTAACGCACGAGAAACGGCAGTAACAGTTGATTTCTCAATTGTGAAACCCATTTCGTGGAAAGAAGAACCACCAGTTGAACCCATTGCTTCTGCATCTACAGTTGGCGAACCAGTTGCAGCAAGAGCAGTTAAACGAGCACCTTCGGAGTCAACACCATTCCAACCTGACGCATTGTCAGAGTCATGAGTACCTGAAGAGTCACCTGAGAACTGAGTTTCAGCTTCGTTGAATAACGCTTCACGGTTAGATGTTGCACCACCACCGTATCTTGCCTTCATTGCGAAGATAAGACCAGTTGGGCCGTTCATTGGTTGCACACCAGCGATATCATATGCGATGAGGTTAGGCATTGCACGTCTTACTAGTGAGATTAATACTGGGTCAAAGTTAGAAACTGAACCAGTGTTGTTTGCAGGAGAAGCAGCATTCTCAGATAGGAATGAACCCATCTCAGCACGTTGCTCATTCATTGCACGTTCTTGGTTTTCTAGAACAGCAGCAGTAACCGCTTTTCTATGGTTGTCTTGAATTGTTCCAGCAGACTCTTCGTTTAAAACGGGACTCCACTTTTCAATCAAGTTGTCGAATGATTGTTGCATTTTATTTTTCCTTTAATTTAAAATGTTATTTCTTAGGGGAAATTTTTCTTACAGCAGAAACGTAACGTTCCATTGAAGAAGACAAGACAAGATTTGCATCTGCATCTGTGTTCTCTAAAATAGTGTCGTCAGAAGTTTCTACCACTTCTTTTGCGAAGTAAGACTCTTTGATAGTTTTAACTTTGTTCGAAAATTGTTCTTCCGATTCAAAATCAACGTTCTCAACTAATCCTTTTAACTTCTCTACCTGTGTATCAGCAAGGTCACGTGCATGTTCTCTAATAATAGATTCACGTTTGTAATCTTCCAATTCTACAGTAGTGTCAATAACCTTCTGAGTAGTCTCGTTGAGTTTTGTTTCCAACTCTTCAACGTTCTCAGCAAGTTCATCAACTAGGTCTACTTTAGATTCAGGTACATCAATATAAGACTCTACGAAAACACCTTTCAGTTTTTCCATAAATGTCTCTGCGATTTCAGCACGGAGACCGTTCTGAATTGCGACTTGATTATCCGTCATCCAAGTTTCAACTACATAATTTAGGTAGCTATCTACTTTTTCTACAAGTTCTGCTTTAGTAGAAGATACTTCTTCTGCTAATTCTTCCTTGTACTGTGATTCAATTCTATCAATTTCTTCGGATAGTTTTGATTTCACGGCTGCTTCAAAAATAACTGCGGTTTTAGCTTTAAACTCATCACTGAGAGTAGCTTCAGACTCAACTAGTGCATCCAATTCAGCAGAAGTATCAATCTGTGTTTCCACGATTGCATCACTTTTATCCATATCTGCATCTTCTTTATGATAACTAGCATACATGCCTTCCATGTCTAGTTTAGACATTTTCAACATTTTGTTAGTCATCGCACTAATCATACCCGCTTTAGTTTTAGGAGCAGGAGCTTGTTTTTTAACTGCGTTTTCAGCATCTTTAACTTTCTTTTCAGATTCGTCTTCGTCCTTACCCTTATCGAGTAATTCCGCTGCTTCTTCTACAGTCTCTTCTTCGAGAGTTTCTTCCACGATATCGTTAATATCTTCATCGTGAAGTTCAACTTCGACTTTTGCTTCTTTAGTCATAATTGACTCCTTTTACAATTGCGATTTAATTAACGAGAGGAAATTTTTGTACTCTCGAATCTGCACTTCAGGACGAAATGCTTTCGGAGTGTTTTTAATTTCAGTCTCCATTTCTTCAATGACTTGAGGACTAAGAACGCCGTTATGCCAAATCCAATCTACACCTTCCATTATACCATTAACAAATGCTTCAGGTGCAGATGGGTCTTGTACGATGTCAACCGTACTAAGCATGAAGTCGTCTTTAACGACCATTGCGCCATTCCTTTTCTCAAGGCTACCCATACCACGAGTTGACACACCTAGTTGAACACCACCTTCGAGAAGACCTTTTACAATCTTACCCATTGGAGTATCCAATATTTGTGCCCTTCCGACCACATTATTTCCCTCAAATTTAAGGTCTGTAATGAGATGCGAAACTTTATCCAAGTTAACAGTTGGGCCTTCGGGGTGATTTAACTCACCTACTGCCCTCTTCTTACTAACTTGGGTATCCACGTAAGTCTTTACTGCCCTCTCCATAATTGGTTTGGGGTAAATTCTTCCGTTTCTGTTCTTTTTGTCTGCTTGTGCAAATACACCTTCGATGACGTAGTTCTTCTCACCGTTCTCTTTCTTCTCTACCAAACAATTGATAGAGTCGTTTTCTGTGTATTCTGTAATTAACTTCATTAGGTCAATTCCCTTATAATAGTCTCAGATGCTTTAACTGCATCCTTCAACGATTTAAACGAGTCTAGACGGTCTCCGTCCACAAACGCAACAAAAGGAAGATTACTAGAACCCTTTACATCGGGTCTCTTAATAATCTCCACATTAATTCTTTTAATCTTCTTCTTGAAAACAACTTCGCCTTCTTTGGTCTTTGACCGAATCTCTGAAAATGTTTTCATAACAAGTTTCCTTTTGTAGTATTATTTATACGTTTACGATTCTTCAGAAGGTACTTCTTCGGTACTTTCTTCATCATCATTGAGTAAATCGTCATCTAATCCCATTTCTACATCGACTTCAGGTTCTTGTTGTCTATCATTAAAGATAGTATCCGCAACAGCAACCTTCTGTGATTCAAGGGCATCAGTGATTTTATCCTGAATTAATCCCTGAAAAGATGTCTCTGCTTTGTTGAGTTCCCCATCAGTAATGTTATTTACGAGTTGTTCAACAGGACTAAGTTCTACCTCTACCTGTTCTTCCTCTGTTTCTAGTTCTAAATCTAAGTTTTCTTCTGACATAATATTCTCCATTATCAGTTATAGTTAAAAGTCGTCACCGTCATCTTCGTCATCGCCGTTCGCATTTTCTGCTTCGACCTGACCTTTCATCTCTTCTATGTCTTCGTCTGTCATTTGCATGACATTCTTCATTACCCATTCACGAGAAAAATATTCACCTACATATGTAGAGACCGCATCAAGGGTTGATAATCTGTCTTGGAGAAGTTCATTGTCTTTCAATTCGGTGAAGTGGTTATCTCTCAGATAGTCAACGTTGATGTTGTTTTTCCAACCTTCCCAATCCTGTTCCGTACAGATACCTTTCATTAACAATTGTTTACGAAGGATACCATAGAATAGGTGTGAGAAACGTCTACGTAATCTATCAATAAACTTTTGGAACTTCACTTCATCTCTGTTAATCTCAGTCGAACGACCAAGGGAGAATTGTGCTTCTTGTTCCAAACGTGATAGAGGTACGTTTAATGAACGATATAATCTCTTTTGGAAATAGAGGATATCGTCAATTTGTCCAAGGTTTTCACCGCCAGGTAGAGTACTAATTTCAGTACCTCTACCACCTTCTCTACGTGGTAACCAAAAGTCTTCCAACATAGACATGTGTTTGCGGTCATCCTTGAGTTCACCAGTGTTTGCATCATAGACCAACTTGTTTCTATAACGAGTCATGATGTCTCTCATATAAGACTCAGACTTATTACGTGGCATATTACCCACATCGATATAGAAAATTCTACGTTCGGGCGCACGTGCAAGACGATAGATGACCAAGGAGTCTTCCATCATTCTTAACTGGTTAATTGGTTTTAGTGCCTTATGTAGATAGGACACAACCTGTTTTTTAGTTGGGTCAAGTAGACCCGAAGTCACATACGATACTGAGTCAGGAGATAATTTTACCCCTGAGTTCGCACCTGCCTTCTCTTGAAAGATAAAGAACTCTTCAATTCTATCCACAACCTTTGCATCGGTTGCTTGGTCTTTCTTATATTTGACCTGTTTTACTTTTCGAATCTTTACCGCATCAATCGGACGGATTTCTTGAATACCCGCTTTAAGGTTCGATTCGTTCGCAACTAGGTGATAGAACAATCTACCATCTACATAGAAGGAACGGAAAATATCATGACCCAAGTCACCAAAGGATAACATTGCCAAGATATTATTAAATTCTGTGATTATTTCTTTTTTGATTTTGTCAGATGCATCTACTGAATCGAGATTGATGGATACAGGAACTTCGAGTTCCCCACCCGCAACAGACTCATTAATGATGTCTTCGATTGCCGCATCGACTTCGGGATGTTGTGCAACACCACGATATTTCATAATTAACGCACTATTATCTTTTGCCTTACCACCTTCAAGGTCTAAGTACTGTTGGTAGTGTGAACCGCTCGCAGTAACATACCCCGCACCGTCTTCATCGGTGGGTGTGACAATAGATTTTAATTTGTCATTTTCTTTTTTGGACGAAGCAGAAGACTGTGCCGCTGCACGTTTCAGTTCGAAACCAAATAGTTTTAAAATACTGTTATCTTGTTCTGCCATTAATATACCTATTCAGTTACAACACTTTAAAAGTGAGGGTAAGAGATTTCCCCCTTACCCTCTTATCTATAACTAGATTAACTAGTAGTATTAGATTCCCAATACTGGATTGCAAATTCTGTAGTGAATTCTTCAACAGTGTCAACCGTCTCATAACTGAGTTCGATTGCAGCAACGTTGACAGGAAAACATCCACGGAAATTGTATGTCTTTAACACTTTCTCATCTCTGTCTAATTGTTCAACGATGAGGTCTGCTTGATAATCCACTGGATTAGTTAATCCTGTGTTTGCAGCATGAGCATTAATTCCATTCATCCAACGTTCCATTGCGTCACGTACATTAAAGTCCGTGTCGTTCAGAACCGTGACAGTCCAACTTTCAAATGTACGGTCACCCGCAATCTTCAATTGTCTTCCACGGAAAGGAACTTCAATCACATTCATGACTGAAGCAGGAAGTTGAGCAGCTTTACATAGAAACGATGTCATTTCAACATCACCACCAGCATAGCCAGGGAAGTTAACAGTTGCCTTGAAAAGATTAGGACGAGCACCGCCCCCTCTTAACTTGGACTTAAAATCATCAACACCTAAAATTGCCATTTTTTAACTCCTTATTTACCTGTTATACCGTGCCAACTACTTCTTCAAACTCAACACCAGTTCTAACTGCAACAAAATTCAATGTTACGTAGTTAATAGAACGAGCGGGTTTGATGAAGATTGAAGCGATAAATTCGTTTCTATCAACCACAGCACCAGTGTTGTTTGTTTCGTCACATACAACACGGAAATCCGTGATACCCCTACGACCCTTAATCTCTCTCAAGAAAGGTTCGACAATGTTTACGAACTCTGCACGAGTAAACTCGTCATTGAATTCAAACATTACACTACGACCCGCAATTGCGATTGCTCTTTCAATTGCAAGGAATAGTCTTCTTACATTGATTCTATCGAATGCAGAAGGTCTACTCATGTTGGTCTTATCACCAAATAACATGATACCTTGTCCAGGCAAGTTTGCGATTGGGTTAACACCTGCTTTATATAGTGCATCCCTTTCTACTTTACTTGGAGAAAGAATGATATCTGTGATACCGAGATATCTACCTCGTCTTGAACCAGCAGGAGAGAACC